TCTGAAGGAGCAGAATTTGGTTTAATGGATAGCAACTTTCACGAAGTTTATAATGATGTTGAAAAAGCAATTGATTATGCTTTTAATGGGCAGTTTGTTTTAAAGTTTTATGACTATCTAAAGGTTCGTGGAACAAAGAGAATAGAAGTTGAGCAGTTTATTGAAAGTGCTACTGCTAGCGAAATCAGTAGTCTTGTAATGGATTTAGATGACTATCTTGAGGGTGGTGCTGACGAAATTCATAAACAACTTCGTGAAGGTTATGGGCACATTCCCAAACCAGAAGCAAGAAAGATTCGTAACTACTTGTATGGCATCTTAGAGGATGCCTGGAAATATAGTCATGATAAACGACCAGGAAGAAGGAAAAAGCAAACTAAATAAGTCAGAACCCCAGATTAATCGGGGAATTGAGTTATTACTACGCAATAGGAGGAGGAAGTCATTAGAACCAAAAACATTTCAAATGAGATTTGGTAAAATGATTTCTCTCTTCCGTAGAGAGTTTCATTTTTACATAGAATTCCATTTTGATATAAAGAAAAAATAAGCTCTCTGGAGAAAACAAATGGAAACGGCATATGTAATAACATTCACGGTAATGTTCACTTTGCTCTTTTTTATGACTGGGGGTATAATAGGATGGTTAGTGTATAGGCATTTATTGGAATCGAGACCTCCATATTTGCATCCAGAGTTTTTTGATGAAAATGGCCAGGTGATACCTGACGAAATAGTTTCTGTAAGATTTGAAAACGATTATGACTACGACGAAGACGAGGAAGACAACGACTGAAAAACCGATTGAAATTCTTCCCACAAATCCTTTTGTATTTGAAGTTTTAGAACTTGCTTCAAAACAAAAAAGTAATGCAAAAAAAGTTGAAGTTCTGAAAACATATGTGCATGATTCTCTGAAGTCGGTTTTTATTTGGAACTTTGATGAGTCTGTTATCAGCCTTCTTCCGGAGGGTGATGTTCCTTATGCTAATGCAGATGAGCAATCCGTTTATTCTGGAACTCTTTCGGATAATCTAAGAAAAGAAGCGTATGGTGGAGAGTCTGCTACAGGACAAGATCTTGATGGTAGAGGAAAAACATCTCTTCGCAGAGAATATCAGAATCTTTATCACTATGTAAAGGGTGGTAATAATAGTCTCACTACAATTCGTAGGGAGATGATGTTTATTAATCTTCTGCAAGGACTACATCCTCGTGAAGCAGAAGTATTGATTCTTACAAAGGATAAAAAACTTACCGATAAATACAAGGTAAGTTTTGAGAATGTCAAAGAGGCATACCCCGACATTACCTGGGGTGGTCGTTCATGACAGCAACTGTTACTTCGGAGAAAAATATGGCAGAGTACGGAAGAGAAGAAAAAAATATTCTGCCCAGTAGTTATGGTTGTGATATTCTCTTAGAAAAGACAACTTTGGATGGAGCAAAAGATTCTTCTTTTCCAAATGATGCATATCTAATATGGTATACTGTTGGTGGGAAAGATTATATTGATCTGACAAGAGGAACTAGAGTTCGTATCTTTGACATGTATTATGATAAGTATGGTCCAGGTTCAATCAAAAGGATTGACTTTGGATATGGAAGAACTAACCCTAAACTTTGGGGATATAAACAACCAGAAAAGAAAAGGAAAAAATGACAGCAGGATTTGGAGGTGATCCAAACCAAGGGAGACTTGGTAAGGATGCCAAAATTACAATTGACTTAGATAATATTGATGTTATTCTAAAACAATATAAAAAAATAAAGAAATATCAAAAATCAAATCTTCATCAGATTAAAACACTATATGGAAAGGAAGATATTATATCATCACTGATTAAGGAAGCGGAGGATAATCCACTGTAAATGGGAAAGCATTATTTACTTAACCTATATGGATGCTCGTTTGTCCTTTTGGACGACGAGCGTTGTCTTATAGATCTATTAGAAAATGCCGCAGTTGCTAGTGGTGCTACTGTGGTTCAGACTATTTCAAAAAAGTTTGATCCACAGGGAGTCACTGTAATTTGTTTGTTATCTGAAAGTCATATCAGTATTCATACTTGGCCAGAAGAAGGTAAGGCAGCAGTGGATGTTTATACTTGCGGTGATTGTAATCCAAAGATCGGGTGTGATATTATCATTCAACAACTTTTTGCTCAAGATCATACTTTAAGTTACATAGAACGATAGTCGCATATATAGTTTGATTAGGAGTATAGTAATCTCCTACAGTTCATCCTATGTCTAAAGCACTTTTGCTTTTAGCATGGGTTCCTTTCCTCTTTGTTTCAGCGCCACAAGTATCCAGTATCCAACAGGTTTCTGTTTCTTGTGACACCGCGATGGAACTAATGGACATCGTTAAAAACGACGATGTAGTTATTCAAAAAATAGAGGACCGACTATTATTAGAACTCCGAAAGGATTTTGTAGTGAAGTGTTAAAAAACTAATGAACAAGAGGTGGACTTGACTTCACCTCTTTTTTTGTGTATAATTACCTTTGTCAGGGTTAATAAAGATGGATAGAGAAAAGCTTAAGCTGATTGTCAGAAACCTTGAATCTCTGGTAGAATGTTTGAAGTCAGAGGTTTATTCTGATGTTGATTCGTACAAAGCAAGTTACGAAGAAATAGCACCTTACATTAGTGATTATGACGAAGTATTTTATGAAGGAGACGATGATGGATATCCCGACTGAGTTTGAGTTTATGAAACCAGAAGTAAAACTGATCAGTGTTACTCCAGACGCAGAAAAGCATATGGCATACTGTGCTCGGGTGAGTAATCCTGCTAATCAAGACAATGAGAAGTTTTCGGGTCTCCTCAAATATTGCATTCAGCATCAGCACTGGAGCATCTTTGAGCAAGCAACTATGACGGTTGAGATTAATACCACCCGTGGATTGGCAGCTCAAATCCTTCGTCATAGGTCTTTTACATATCAAGAATTTTCACAACGGTATGCAGACGCCAATCTTCTGAATAAGACTATTCCTCTTCCTGAACTACGTCGTCAGGATATCAAGAATCGTCAGAACAGTATTGATGATCTTCCCGACTATCTCAAACTGACTTTGCTTGAAGACATCAGAGTGCATTTTGAGCAGGGTCTACGCCTCTACAACCGCCTTCTGGAGAAGGGAGTGGCAAAGGAGTGTGCAAGGTTTGTACTGCCCCTGGCAACGCCCACACGCCTCTATATGACCGGTTCTGTAAGGTCATGGATACATTACATTGATCTGCGTTCTGCACACGGTACTCAAAAGGAACATATGGAGATTGCAGAACTGATTCGTTGTATTTTTACTTGCCAGTTCCCTGCAGTATCTGAAGCACTTGGTTGGAGCCGTGAAGGATGTACCGAATGTGTAGATGCTCCTTCTATTACTATTGAATAAATATTCTTATATTTTTATGTAACTTATGGCAATTTATCCGATCGTCCACAAAGAAACTGGTGAAAAGAAAGTCGTTGAAATGAGTATTCACGATATTCAGCAGTGGTATAAAGATAATCCCGAATGGCAAAGAGATTGGTCTGAAGGATGTGCCACTCCTGGAGAAGTTGGAGACTGGCAAAACAAACTTGTCTCCAAACATCCAGGATGGAATGATGTTCTCAAAACAGCATCAAAAGCACCAGGTTCAAAAGTAAAACCATTTTAATCATTCTATGGCAAGAAGAAAGAGGGTAGATGACCAGCCGATTGGAGTTGGAATGACTGCGAAACAAATGAAACGCAAAAAACCAATCGGTGTGGATTTAATGAGAGATATTGAACCTCTCACAGAAAATCAAAAGCTTCTATATGATGCATATGAAAGGGGTCAACACATCGTTGCTTATGGATGTGCCGGCACTGGTAAAACATTCATTACTCTCTACAATGCACTGCAAGATGTTCTAGATGAAAGATCTCCTTACGAAAAAATCTATATCGTTAGGTCTCTTGTTGCTACTCGTGAAATTGGTTTTCTTCCTGGCGATCATGAGGACAAATCCAGTCTTTATCAGATTCCTTACAAGAACATGGTAAAGTATATGTTTCAGATGCCAACTGATGCAGACTTTGAGATGCTCTATGGAAACCTCAAAACTCAAGGAACGATTAGTTTTTGGAGCACTTCTTTTATTAGGGGAACCACCCTGGACAATTCTATCATTATCGTAGATGAGTTTCAAAACTTGAATTATCATGAACTTGATAGTATAATCACTAGGGTTGGTGAAAACAGTAAGATCATGTTCTGTGGTGATGCTACTCAATCTGATCTTATTAAGACGAATGAAAAGAATGGAATCATTGACTTCATGAAAGTTCTTCGTATCATGCCTTCTATTGATATTGTTGAATTTGGTGTAGACGATATCGTAAGGTCTGGATTTGTTAAAGAGTATATTCTTGCTAAAATGGAAATCGGAGTATGAGTTTTATTCATTGTAATTTTTTAGGTGATCTTGAACTAGAAAAGAAAGAAACAAATGGTATCCGCTTGTACAATCTTCCTGATGGACAGTGGGTGCCTTCTATTACATCTGTAACTTCTTTCTATAATCGTCAGATCTTTGTAAAATGGCGAGAGAGAGTTGGACTTGAAGAAGCAAATCGTATTACACGAAAAGCAACTGCAAGAGGAACTGATTTTCACCAAGTCTGCCAAGACTATCTGGAAAACAAAGAACTGAACTGGGATGATTATCAACCCATGACAAAGTTCATGTTCTATCATCTAAAACCAGAACTTGATAAGATAAATAATATTCATGCAATTGAAAGAACTCTTTATTCTCAATACCTAGGACTTGCAGGACGAGTTGATTGTATTGCTGAATATGATGGAGAGTTAGCGGTCATTGACTTTAAGACCTCAGAAAAAATCAAACCCGAAGAATGGATCGAAAACTATTTTGTTCAAGAGACATTCTATGCTGCTGCTTATTACGAACTGACTGGTAAAGTAGTAAAGAAACTTATTACTTTAATGGTTACCCCTGGTGGAGAAGTCAAGGTGTTTGACAAAAGAAACAAAGGGGATTATATTAAGTTATTAGTTCGTTATATCAAAGAATTTGTACATCACAATATTAGGTCAGATGGAGAATGAATTAGAGAAAGTATTAGAAAGTAAATTCTTCTGCCCATCTCGTTTTGCCCAAGAGATTGAGGGGATTGTTCATAGTTCAGATATGAACTATATTGATGCGATAGTTCATTTTTGTGAGCAGAATAACATTGATGTTGAATCGGTTCCTAAACTAATCTCAAAACCTCTAAAGGAAAAGATTAAATACGAAGCAACGGAACTCAACTTCCTTAAGAAAACTTCACGGGCAAAACTGGTTTTTTAATTTCACTATATTACTTTTTTGAATGATTACTGTGGTTCCTTTTGACGCCTATAAGTGCTATCTGTCTTTGAAGAATCACTTCACTAAAGACAGTTATGACTACCACAAATACTGTGGTAAAAGTCGTGCAACTGTTCAATCATTCTATAAACGGAAAGATAGAATGTGGTTTGAGAAAGTGGCACGACAAAAATCAGATCAAGAAGTTGTAGAGTTTTTCGTTGCTAACTTTGTCTCTTGTCCTGATCCAGAGTCACTTTGGATTGGTGAAATGATGAGAGAAGGTGAGGGTAGATATCAACAATGGCAAAAGAAGATTCAGTCATTGTCTTATATTTTCAAAGAAGAAACCCAGGAACTCTTTGATCAACATAAGTTTGAAGAAGTTTTTAGTTGCTCAAAGGGTCATCCTCCTCTACTCAAAAAGTTCCTGAGCGGGAAAATTAGCCTAGAAACCATGGTGATATATGATAGAATATTCCTGTACGGGAATACCTTTGATAAGAAACTCAAAGACCCAGTGTGGGAAACCGTCAGTCGTAGGATTAAAAAATACAATCCTTTTCTAAATATTGATATATTTCGTTTTCGTAAAATTTTAAAAGAGATTGTTTTGGAGGATAAATGAGTTTCTTTAGTTCCGAAGTCGTCCGTGCAGAGATGACTGAGATTGCAGAACTTCAAGAGCAAATCTATGGAAACATTTTTAAGTTTCCTACGATGACGAAGCAAGAAAAACTTGAGCATGTTGAAGTTCTAGAAACCCTTTTGGATAAACAAAAAGTTCTTTACACAAGACTGAGTTTGTCTGATGATCCCGAAGCAGTTGAAATGAAAGAACGAGTTACTCAATCTGCAATCATGATGGGTATGCCACCTGGCACTGACATGAATATCATTCTTAACAACATGTCTAAGATGCTTGAGGTGATGAAGGAGCAGATTGACAAAACAGGGTCTGACCTGTAGAATAGATGTGGGCTAGACAATCCCTTAAGCAACGTCCAAAAGCCAAATCCTACTAATACGAGGTAATCCGTATGTCTTTTTCAGATCTCAAAAAACAATCCAAACTGGGTTCTCTCACTTCCAAACTGGTAAAGGAAGTTGAGAAGATGAGTACAACTTCTGGAGGTGCTGATGAGCGTCTTTGGAAACCAGAAATGGATAAAACAGGTAATGGTTTCGCAGTGATTCGTTTCCTCCCTGCCCCTGAAGGTGAAGAACTTCCTTGGGCAAAGATGTATTCTCATGCATTCCAAGGTCCTGGTGGTTGGTACATTGAAAACTCTCTGACTACCGTTGGTCAGAAAGATCCTGTTTCTGAGTATAATCGTGAACTGTGGAACAGTGGAACAGAAGCAAACAAAGAAACTGTTCGTAAACAGAAGCGTAAACTGTCTTATTACAGCAACATTTACGTTGTAAAAGATCCCACCAACCCTCAAAATGAAGGTAAAGTCTTCCTGTTTAAGTATGGTAAGAAGATCTTTGATAAGATCATGGAAGCAATGCAACCTGAGTTTGAGGATGAAACTCCTATCAATCCCTTTGACTTCTGGCAGGGTGCTAACTTCAAACTCAAAATCGTAAAGAAAGATGGGTATTGGAACTACGACAAGTCAGAATTTGGTTCAGTTGAACCACTACTGGATGATGACGATGCTCTTGAAACCCTCTGGAAGAAAGAGTATTCATTGACTGCAATCAGTGCTCCTGATCAGTTCAAGTCTTATGAAGATCTTGAGAAGCGTCTGAAGTATGTTCTGGGTCAAAAAACTTCCCCCACTCAGTCTCGTGCTGTTATGGAGCAAGAAGATGAACTTGAAGCATATGATCAAACTTCTTCAGTTCAGAATCGTGTAGTGGAAGAACTTGAGCAATCCTATGCTCGCACCAAGTCTCCTTCACTTCCTAACATTACTCAGGAAACTGATGACGATGAAGATGATGCACTTTCATATTTTCAACGTCTTGCTGAGGAGTGATTATTCGTAGAGTTTAATATTGTCTCCTCTCTTAAGGGTTTCAGTCTGATATTGACTGGAACCTTTTTTATATTCCATAATGTCTTGCATATCATCAATAACTACATTTAGGTATCTTGGTTTCAGAACGAATATATTTCTCTTGTCATTTTCAATCTTTTCTTCATACTCATAGTTTGTAACTGGAATTGCAATGTTGTTATAAGTTTCTATTGAGTCTATGAAGTAATCATAAAAACTTATAGAATAATCTGATTGAACTTGAAGTCCTGCGGGCACTATTGTTACCCCTTGACTATTTTTTATTTCAGGAGTTTCGTAGTGATGAATACCACCATAAAGAGTTTCATAATCACCATACTTTCCCAGAAGAAATGTATCAAATTCTTGCTGAGTTAATGGCCATTCAGTTTGAATGTTTACGACATTATTGCAAATCAAAACTAACCAATCAAGTGTTGAGTCTCCATAGACTTTAAATGCAACGTTATCTGGACGATCATCACCTTCTATTTTGTACTTGGTAAAGAATGCTAGATCTTGAAAAATGTCTTCTCTTAACTTTCCCTTCTTAAATAGATTTTTGACAGGGAAGTAATCACCGATCTTAGCATCTGGTAGTCTACTAACATATTCAAAATCTGGAACCTGGCGGAAGTAACTTGGCATCTTAGTAACCTATATCGGTATCTTTATTTTGATCAATCGTTGCATAATCATCGTTAAAGACTGGTTCTAGTTCTTGGAACTGCATTGTAATTTGGTAGGAAACCATCGCACCATCTTTAAATGTTGCGTATTGACCTTCTGGGGTATAGTCAACGGTGAATGATTGAAGAGCACACTCTTTAAATCTATTTAAGAAACTATGTGACTTTCCTATGTGGAGATATTCAAGTTGAAATGTATGTGGTGCTTTTAGGAATAGTTGTGATTGGGTCCTGATTGGCGACATTCCCTGTTTAAAGAATCTGATTATTGATCTAATATCTTGTGCCTCTTCTTTGCTTCTTGCAGATAACTTAAAGGTAAAACTAAATGGTCTTAGTGTTGGACCATTGAAAAGGAGTTCCATATTTGAATTGTAAACTGCTCCTTGAGTTCTTGAGAGCATGTTTGTTGTTCCAGATGCTGCTTCTGCAAACTTAGTGGATAATGCTGTTTTAACATCTGTTGAATTATTTTGAACTCCTTCAACTGCTCCACCTGCAGCTTCTGCGCCACTATCTCCGCCGCCAGTTATAAACTGATTGGCAATATTATATAATTGAGATCCAAAAACTCCAGTCTCATTTGATCCCCAGTTAACTGAGTTTGCATCACCGATTCCTGCTGGAATGGGGAGAACAACTACACCTATTGTATTTTTATCATCAATCTTTCTTCTATCTGAAAATGGCCTCAAATCTTTATCTGCATTATTTTTATCAAGTTGTTTTGGTGAATACTTTACCATTCTAAACTTGATTACATCTTGCTTTGTATCTGCAAGATTCCTTGGATACTTTAGAGGGGTTCCTCCATTTGCTCCTGGAAAAGAATTTCTAGTGCCTGCTACTTCCTTTGCTAGTTCTGCCTTTAATTGTTTTTCAGCGTCTTCTTGTGCTGGTGCTGTATTAACTTGTTTTGTTGATAATGCTTTCTGTTGTTCTGGTGAAATCTTTTCTTTTGTTGCTGCTGTTTGAATTTGTTGTTGTGTCGTGGATTTTAGGGCACCTTCTTTAAGAGACTTTTGTGCGTCTGCACCTAATATTGGTTGACCTGCTATATTCTTTTCAAATTTCCAATCGTTTGATGTTCCAGTGCTTGTGGCAGCAACAATGCCTGGACTTAATGGAGCATCATAATATATTAACTCATGCTTAACTGATTTGGGATCTATTTTTCCATTTGCATCAACATTGTATGTTGTTCTTGTTGATGTGAATAGTTTTGTTTCGGAAGTTCCTACTTTCGTTTCTGACTTATCGCTGTTTATTGTTTTAGTCGCCATCAGACAACCTCCCCACCAGAGGGACAAGTGAAGATTTGTTGTCCTAAATGCTCAGACATTGACAGAGTTTTTTATTTATTTAGACGGAATTTTGCATAAGGTATAGAAAGCATCTCATCAAGTTCGTCATATTCAACTATATGAAGTTTTCCTGCAACTTCTTCCCAAGTATAGTTTCTTGATTCTCTCCAGTGAAAGTTGATCGCTTTGAACCCCCATTTTTGTAGTTCTGTGCAGGCAATCAATGGATGTTGATCGTATTCAATGTCTGGAGTTTTGGGATTGTAAACAAAGGTATAAAACTTTCCTGGTTCTGGATATAGGACTTCTCTCTTCAACACATCCATAATCACTAACATCAAATCTTCTGGATCTGCTGAACCTAAACTTGATATTCTTTTTTTCAACTCTTTCATTCTGGGTGGAATGTTTGTATATTTTCCGAAACCTTCTGCCATTATTTTAGACCTAACTCTTCTTCTGTGATCACTTTAAAATCTATGAGTCTATCATCACAAAACTCCTTTGCCGCTCTCCACTTTGCTTGATTTACCGCATAAGTTTTACACTCATATAGGTATGATTTAGTCACTCTTGATTTTTGTTTTGGTGGTACGGTTTGTTTCTTTGGTTTTACTTCTACCACATAGGTTTTAATCTGCCCAGATTGTTCTCTAACCTTTACAATAAAATCCGGGAAGTATCTATGAACTCTGTTGTCAACGGGGGAGACATATGGTATCCAAAACTCTTCACTTCCCCACTCAACAATATTTTCATTTAAGTCACACCAACTACAGAATCTTCGTTCCCAACTACTTCTGCATATGATGTTATTTGGGTCTCCTTTATATTTGTTAGGATATGATGGTTTGTATTTACTCTTAATACTTTCTGCCATTATCCCTACTACATAATATATAAAGACTATCTGTATTTATAAATGCCAAGGGCAAAAACTTTAGCAGAAATCAAAGCAAACCTACTTAGACCTGCCCTAACTTCTCATTTTGAAGTTCAGATTCCTCAACCAACTGGTAGTGATTGGAAGGACTTTTTAAACAATAATATTCCAAATTTTGGACCTTTAGGGACTGAAAACCTAAACTTTTTGTGTAGTGAGGCAACTCTACCTGGATCTAATCTAGCTACTTTAGAACTCACAAATGATTTTCATGGAGTTACGGAAAGACACGCTTATAGAAGAGTTTATGACGATAGAATAGACCTGACATTTTATGTTGATGCTCAGAACTATCTACCTATTCGTTATTTTGAAACTTGGATTAAATATGCTGTGGATGAAAGTATGGGTCCACAGAAGGATAAAGGTGAAAATAAAGGCATTGGATCTGAATCTATGGAATATTTTTATAGAATCCGATATCCAGATGAGTATGTTGCTAAACAGGGACTAGTTGTTAGAAAATTTGAGAGGGACTTTGAGACGACTAGTAATAGTTTGGAATATAGATTTGTTGGAGCTTTTCCAATCAGTATTTCTTCAATGCCAGTTTCTTATGATTCTTCTTCACTATTAAAGTGTACTGTATCAATGACATATCTTAGATATGTTTTGGTTCAAGGTACAAAGTCAACGGAAAGTCAAACTCAACAACCAGCAACTCCAGAACAACAAGCAGCATTTAATAATGCTCAGTTCAATACAAGTGATATGTCTTTACCTGGTCTTGAAGGTGCGGGTGCTTTATCAACTGGTGGGGTTCCTACTTCTGCAGCAGCTGCATCGGGTAATGTTATTGATAGAAGAGTTGAGGCAGGACTTCCATATGTTGGAAGAAACAGAGGACCTACTGCTAGGTTTGCTGGCATATAAAAAAAGAGGGTCCGAAGACCCTCAATTTGGAAATAGTTCAGATGACTTCGTATTTTTCAGTGATTGATCCAAAACAAATACTGATGCGACAGTACAACTTGAGATAGTTACATATGTAACTAATATAATTCCAACAACTTTGATTATATCTTTAATCATTTTTTTGACACATACCGAAGACACCTGCAATAGTAATCAAGTTACCAAGAAGAAACCAGGTTCCTTCTGCTGCTACATTAGTGCGATGACGCATCTCCGCATGGTTTTCTCCATTTCTCACAGCACTTTCTAGAAGATTCATATCCCTTGTTGTTTCATATGCTACATATGAAGACCCAAGTAGACCGTATAGAAAAACTAGGGTGAAGAACAGTTTTTTCATTGCGTTGCTTGTTTACCTCCTTATTATAGGGCAAAAAGGTCTTGTTTGAAGACATGAGTGGACACTTTTTCTTCTGTCCACACCCTATAAATAATCACATCTGAAAAATCTATAGGACATTATGCCTTTACCAAAGATTGCAACACCATCATATCAACTTGAATTGCCATCAACAGGAGAAACAATTCAATATAGACCTTTTCTTGTTAAGGAAGAAAAACTTCTTGTGATTGCTTTAGAAAGCGAAGATACGAAGCAAATCACAACAGCAATTAAAACAGTTATTAAAAACTGTATTCTGACCAAGAATATCAAAGTAGAAGCACTTCCCACCTTTGATATTGAATATTTGTTTTTAAATATTCGTGGTAAGTCTGTTGGGGAAGAGATTGAGGTTAATATTATTTGTCCAGATGATGGTGAAACTCAAGTACCTGTAAAAATCAATCTTGATGACATCCAAGTTCAAAAAAATGATGAACATAGCAAGAGAATCAAGGTAGATGAATCTATCATGATGGAAATGAAGTATCCATCCCTAGATCAGTTTATTAAGAGTAACTTTGATTTTAATGATAAGAATGCAATGGATCAATCGTTTGATCTTATCGCATCCTGTATTGATAAAATCTTTACTGAAGATGAAGTCTGGGCTGCTGCTGATGTTTCTAAAAAGGAACTTAGTGATTTTCTAGAATCAATGAACTCTTCACAGTTCAAAGATATTGAAAAGTTCTTTGAAACAATGCCTAAACTTTCTCACACTATTACAGTTAGAAACCCAGTTACTGAAATTGAAAGTGAAGTTACGCTGGAAGGTTTAGCAAGTTTTTTCGCATAGGAATGGTCCATATGGACCTTGAAAATTATTTTCGTCTCAATTTTTCTTTGATGCAGTACCATAAATATTCATTAACGGAGATTGAGAATATGATGCCTTGGGAACGAGACATCTATGTTGCTTTATTACAACAGCATCTTGAAGATGAAGAGTTAAAACAAAAACAACAGATGAGCAATGCCCATTTCTAATCAAAAAGAAGAAATTGATTCTAGAATTTTAAGGCTTATTGGGCTTGATGATGTTTTTGATCTAGACTATGAAACTTATCTGACTCTTCTTAAAGAAGCAATGGTTAAAGGTAGGATGGCAAAAACAACCATTCCTACCGAAGAAGTTGAACTGCTAACCAATGAATATAAGAGAGTTAAAAGCAAAAAAGATCAAGGTAGATTTGAAGTAAAGAAAAAAAAGATATCTGGTAAGTCATTTACCATTGGCAGTGTAAAAGGAAAAATATTAGGAACAGCAACTAAATCTTTACCCGGAACTGCTATTAGTGCTTCTCCATTATCTAAAAGTTTAGAAAGTAATATTTCTGCGATTACTTCTGCTGTAGTCTCAATAAGTGAAACTTTAAGGCAGCAGAAGAAAATATCTGACGATACATCTGCTTATGATAGGAGAAAAGCGGAGCAGGAAAAAAGAGGACTTGCTGAAAGTAAACTTGAAAAAAGATTTGAAGGTTTAAAGAAAATTGCTGAAAAAATAATAGCGCCAGTAAAATCTTTACTTGATAGGGTAATTGAATTCTTTACAAATATTATACTTGGAAGAATAGTTTATAAACTTGTTGAGTGGTTAGGTGATCCCAAAAACGAAAGTAAAGTTAAGTCCATTATTCGTTTTGTAAAAGATTGGTGGCCAGCACTTATTGGTTCTTATATTTTATTTGGAACTTCTTTTGGTAGATTGACTTTAGGGTTGACCAAAATGATAGGCGGATTTATTTTCCGCATTGGTAAAGTTGCAATACCATCTCTTTTAAGATTTGTTGCGAGGAATCCAAGAGCAGCTGCTGCTATTGGATTGTTTACTGCTGGAGCTACAATACCTGCAATGTTCCCGGGAACTGTTGATGAGCAGGAGCGGCAAACCAAATCAAAACCAGGATCAACTGAAGATAAGATAAGAGCATTAGAACAACAAAAAGCCAATCTAAACATCTTTCAAAGAATGCAAGGTGTTGGATCTGAAATTGATGAACAAATATCAGCATTAAAAACAGGGCAAACAAAATCTTATGGATTTAATGGTGGGGGATTTAGTGGCGGACTTGCAAGTGGATATGTAAGCGGTGAGAAGGGGGTAGATAAAGTCCCTGCGATGCTTAGTGATGGTGAGTTTGTTATGTCTACTGGTGCTGTTGCCAAGTATGGAGTTGATACTCTGGAGGCAATGAATGCTGCTGGTGGTGGAACAAACCAACCAAAAATTATGGGTGGTAAAATTTATGCTGCCGGTGGTGGATTAATAGATAATGTTAAACAGTTTATAAAATATAAACTTGGATATGATGTAGATAAACCAGAAACTTGGGGAACATCTTTTTCTGGAGGAATTTCTGGTTTATCTAGGGGTTCTGTACCTAATATGAATTTTGGTCGTGTAGGTGGTGGTATATTTGAGGAACTGCGTGGATTAGCAAATCGGGCACAAGGAGTAGTCAGGTCTGGTTTAGATCCTCGCTCTTACCAAGGATTAGCAAATCGGGCACAAGGAGTAGTCAGGTCTGGTTTAGATCCTCGCTCTTACCAAGGATTAGCAAATCGGGCACAAGATCTTGTTAAACTCCCGCAAGGTTTATTTGGTGTTTTGGATTCTCCATTAGCATCTCTTGAAAAATATGGAACAGAACGTGAAAATGCATTGATTAAATCTGGTGAATTAAAACCAGATGCAGCTTTAACAAAAACTACACAATCAAATCTTGAAAAGAGTGATGCCTGGATAAAGAGTCTTTATGATCCAAAAAAAGATAAGGGTTTTGTTGGATCTGTTAAAGAAAGATTTCAAGATATACAAAACAAGGGGTTGTTTGCTGACCCACTTGCTATTCTTGGATTAAAGGAGGAAGGAACAGAAAAATTTGTTGAAAGAATATCAGGTGGAAGAGTTAAAAATTTTGGGGCAAAAATAACAGGACTTCAATATGCACTTAAAGGTCTTGCCGGACCATTAGGAAAAGCATTTAGAATTGATGATAGAGGTTCTTTGGGAAGATATGTCAGACCCGCAATGCTTGAAGCTCAGAGGAGAGGGCAGGGTGGAGTAGGTGCTGTTGGACTAGGGCAGGCTGATTATAATAGATTGATGGGAGATAAACTTGCTAATCTTGCACTTGGTCAATTTAATTTTAGAGTAGGTAAAAACGGAAGAGCAATAACTAATGATACTTATGAGGGAAATAGACCTGCATCGGATTATTTTAAAGGTGCTAGATCTGATTTAAGAAAAGGAGATATTGGGGGAGCACTGTTTAAAGGTCTTTCTGGTGTTTTGAGAATTAATCAAAACACTGGTTGGGGAAATTTAAGACCTGGTGGTGCTGGTATTGATTTGGGTGGTGGGTTTACTCCGACTGATGATAAAGGAAAACCAATACCACCAACAAAACCTAAGTCTTCAGTTACACTATATGGTCCTAATGACCCAAGAAGAAACCAATCTGGACCATATCAATCAAGATTTGCTCGTCCAAGAAATGCGGGAGTGAGACCCGTTAACCCTCCTCCAGCATCAAGACCTAGAGTTGTTTATGGACCTCCAGTTCCAGTAACTTCAACAAAACCAAGAAATAATACATCATCTTCAAGACCACCAAATTTTAGTGCCACTACTGCAGGATCTAATCATAAAACAAGGATTTTGGGTGTTCATGGTCACAGTCAGGCTTCTTACAGGTGATATAAATGGCAATCAACACTCAAAAGTTTTTACCATCATCAAAAGGAGGAGCAATCGTAAAGACCAATAAGATTGCCGTTAAAGGATCTTCTTCTCTTGTTTTAAGTGAAAACTCTGTAAAAAATATTGGAGTTATTAAGGTTAAGGTAATTGAGATTGATAGTATATTGAAGGGAACTCTAGCCTCTGAAAAGAAAAAGTTAAATGAAGCAAAAAAACAAGAAAGTTCTAAACGACGTGAAAAGATAGAAGAAAAGTTAGAGACAAAACCAAAAGCAGAATCCGGTAAAGTAAAAACACCAAGTGCTCCTAGAATGGGATTTTTGGATTGGATAAAAAACTTTATTGGTAATATTATTCTTGGTTATTTTGCTGTAAGATTAGTAGATCATTTGCCAAAAATAATTCCCATTGTTAAGTTTTTAGGGAAAGCAACTGATTTTGTATTAGATCTCGGCGGAAAACTTTTAAATGGTCTTGTAACATTTGTTGATTGGGGATACAAAGCATATGATGCCACTCGTGGATTTGTAAAGAATCTTTTTGGTGATAGTGGAGTAAAGCAGTTTGATCAACTTTCTAGTTTATTAAATAAGTTTCTAAATCTTGCAATCATTGCAGGAATGATTGCTGCTAGTTCTGCTGGTGGAGGAGGTGGTGGAAGAAGAGGTGGTGGCGGTGCAAGTACCAGACCGGGAACTGGAGGAAGACCTAGAGTAACAACAAGTGGAGGTGGTCGTGCTGGTGGTATTGATATACGAAATCCTTTTAGAGAGAGACCAACAATAACACAAGGTCAAGGTGGAAGAGGTGGTTTTAGATTGCCATTTGGTGGAGCAAGAATAACACAAGGTCAAGGTGGAAGAGGTGGTTTTAGATTTCCAAAACTTCCAAGTCTTCCAAAACTTCCGTCTGGAAGTAGTAAATTTATGGGTGTCCTTGGAAAAAGTTTTGGATTTATTGCATTAGTTCCTGCAGCTTTTGAGGTTATCAATTTATTAAAAGAAGGCAGATATAAAGACGCATCTAGAACAATCGTAACTGCCGGATTAAGTATGGCAGTCTTTAATTGGGTTTTTGGTGCAACTGGAGCAGCTGCTGTTGCTGAAGCAGTGTTTAGTGGAGGAACTTTAACTCCAGCTGCTATCGCTACTTTACTTGGTGGTGGTGTATTAGCAACTGGAGCATCTATGGCAACTTCTGTAGGTTCCGATGCTCTTCTTAGGAAACTTGGACTTGAAGATAAACCCAAACGTATGAGAGGGGGTGGTGTTACCAGAGGTGGAAAAGCAACGGGAGGAGTAAAAAGAACTATTTCTGTTGGTAAAAAAGGAAAATATAAAAGAAAACTCAGTCCAAAAAAACCAGGAGATGTTCAGATAGAACCTGGTGCTGATGTTGGTGGAGAAGAAAAAATATTTGGAATATTTCCAAAACCAAAACTTCCTGGTTTTATGAATCCATTTGGAGTCATTGAAAACGCTGGAAAAGAACTTGGTAAGAGTGATTATTTTGGTCCCATACTTGCTATCACTTCTAAAATTCTTTTGGGGCAAAAACCAACTCAACAGGATTATAAAAATGTTGGTTTGGGAATTAATATGTTGGTTGCAAAGGGAATAGACGATGGAAAATTAAAAGGTGGACTTGCTGCATTTGCTGAAGGTGGATTTGTTGATCCAAAAACATTAGATGCCATTTCTCAAGGTGGAGATATTAGTGATTGGGTTGCTGCTTCATTTAAAGATGCGACAGAATCCAATGCACAAAAGACCTTAAGAGAGATACAAGAAAATTTGAGGTTGAAAAAAAGCGAACAAGACCAAGGAAAATCTCAACCAGAATCTGGTACGGGTGGAGGAACAGCAGGAGATTTTTCGCCTGAAGGGTTGCAAGGGGATATTTACAAGTATCTACTTTCAAAAAAAATGGATGATACTCATGCTCTTGGTATCATGGCAAATATATCCAGAGAAAGTTCATTTAGACCAGGTGTTTCTCAATCTGGTGGTCCTGGTGTTGGATTATTTCAATATTCAAGTGAACCCAGAAAATCCAACTTCTTAAGAGCAGTTCCTGACTATGCATCAAATTGGAAAGCACAAATTGATTATGCATTAAGAGAATCTGGTGAACCTGGACAACTATATTTGACTACTAATTTTTCTTCACCGCAACAAGCAGCGGATTGGTGGATGAGAAAGTGGGAAAGACCTGCAGAATATATTCAAAATACAGAAGGACCTAGAATACATAGAGAGTATCTTGCAAGTCTTGAAAAGTTTAGAACTGGTGGGGGATATAAAATTCCAACATCCGGAGAGCTTGGTAATGTGGGAATGAATAGAGGTGGTGTGGGTGGTTCTATTGCTCAGTATATTACCGGAGATCCTAATACGCCATTTGGAACATTTGATAGAGCAGGGCATGGAACAACTAGCAACTACCATGATCATATTGGGTTTAAAGATAGAGGAACTGCAGAAAGGGCATTTAATTTTTTCAGATCTAAAGGAATACAAGTAACTGAATTTAAAGGATATGGTCCAGTTGGTGGACATGCTACCGGATCTCTTCACTATTCTGGACTTGCATTTGATGTCCCTGGAGCTCAATGGGGTGGATCTGGTGCCATTGGCGCTAGAGATTATGCAGGATCTGCAAAAGTAAGAGCAACTTTAAAGCAGTTTATGGGTGGTACTGGTGGTGGTGTGGTAAAGTTTGAGAAGGGAGGTCTAACATTAGGTCGTCCTCATATGGCAATGCTTGGTGAAAAAGGAAAGGAATTTGTCATTGATGCAGATTCTACTGCTGCTGTTGAAAAAACTTTTCCTGGATTTTTAGGAGCATTGAATAATGCAAAATATGATCAGGCTATTAATGTATTGAGAAACTTTGCGTACTATGAATTTGGGTCGGAACAAATTGTAGTTGTGCCACAAATGCAAGTTAGTGATACTGGCAATACTAGTTATTCTTCATTAGGATCTTCCCTGGTAATGAGGGGTGGTGGAGAAGATCCATTTGAGTCTCTGGTGATTGGTAGTTAAATAAAGTATCAGGTAATAAAAAATGGCAAATCCAATAATCTCAAAAAGTGCCGAAACATCTTTTATAGAAAGACTGGATATAGTTTCTAATAAAGATCCAAGTAAGACGGTAAGTGTTACTGGGGGAACTATTCGTTTGATGTATTATGAAAGCATTCTTCAAGACACTATCAAAGCAACTGTAACTTTTGCTGATTCTGGAACTGCTATTGATAATAAAACAGCACTTGCTGGATTGCCTATTGTTGGTCAGGAAAAAGTTTATGTTAAGTTTAAAGATAATAATAACTCAACATTAGACTTGGTTCTGTATGTTAACAAAGTTACCCCACTTTCTGAAGATACTACTAAATCAATGGTTCAACTTGATCTAGTATCAAAAGAATTTATTTTAAATGAGAAAGTTAGATTGAATAGTAGATTTGATGGAAAGATATCTGATCATATTAAGAGGATATTAACCGATAAAAAATATCTTGGAACTGAAAAGAAAACTGATGTGGAGGAAACATCAAACAACTATAATTTTGTAGGAAATAATAGAAAACCATATTATGCAATGAACTGGTTGTCTAAAAAAGCAGTTCCAAACACTCAGAATGCAAAGGGTAATACCGCAGGGTTTTTCTTCTTTGAAACATCAGAAGGATTTAAGTTTAAGTCAATTGATTCTTTATTGAGTCAAGAAAAGAAGAAGTCTATAACTTTTAACCAAACACCAGACTCCAGGGGGGATAATATTCCATCCGGATATGATGTAAAGGCACTTGAATATTCAAAAGATAATCGTGTTGATGTTCAAGAAAAACTTAAGATGGGTGCTTTTTCTACACGCACAGTTTTATTTGATCCATTCACTTGTTACTATGAAGTTGTTACTCCAAATGCTAAAGAGAAAGAGAAAGATCTAAAGTTGGCGGGAAAGGAGTTACCTACTCTAAATCCTGAGTTTAACCGAGATGGTAAGAATCAAGAGTTTTCTAGAACAACTTATTACTTTCTTGATAAGGGAACTTTGCCTTCGGGGAATACAAAGCAACAGATAGGGAAATCTAAAGAGGAAAACTTTGAGTATAAGAATATTTTGAATCAATCAATAATGAGATACAATCAACTCTTCTCCGCAAAAAGTACTGTTACAATTCCAGGAGACTTTTCACTGCACGCTGGGGATGTTGTTTTTATAGATGCTAAAGAACTTTCAACTGCTGATGAAGAAGTAAACAAGGATTATGGTGGGATATATATTATAGCAGATTTATGTCACTATATTTCTACTAAAGAAACTTATACTAAACTTAACTTAGTAAGAGATTCTTTTGGTAGAACTGGAAATCACACTTCTGGCAAGATACCATTATGAGCGACAGAACACTTCAACAGCACATTAATGATGATAGAGATGAGATTGATAATCCCACAACTAATGGCCAGCGCCGCAGACATCTTCAAGATGAGTTAGACCATCTAGAAAAGTATCAAATTAATCATCCAGATACTGATCATGATCCTACGGGATTTGAAATGTACTGTGATGAACATCCAGATGCACTTGAATGTAGAGTTTATGATGATTGATAATTAATGGAAGGCGGATCTCTTTTTAATCCAGGGTTTCTGGGGGTACATTTTAACTGGTGGGTCGGTCAGATCGCTGATGATTCCACTTGGAGAGATAATTCTCTTCCAGGAAAGCACGAGTCTGCTGAGCAAATACCTGGATGGGGAAGAAGATATAAGGTAAGGATTGTAGGATTACACGATCAAGGAGAGAAGGTAATCCCTTCTGATCAACTTCCATGGGCTCAGGTGATGTATCCTATCACCGCAGGTGGTGGACAAACAGGTTCTTCTCAGACTCCAAATCTCCGTCAAGGAAACTTTGTATTTGGATTCTTTCTTGATGGGCAGGATCAACAAGTTCCCGTTATTATGGGAGTTCTTGGTAATAATGCCCAGACACAACTAGCAACAAGTTGGACCAAGACTCAACAAGTTACAAATGAAACTCCTGGAAGTTTAGCGACCAGTGGTTTTGCTGAAGGAAAAGATCCACCAGTTGGATCGGCAAAACCAACAGTTCCTGATGATAGAATCGGCGTAACAAAACCAAAAGATCCTGTTCAGTCTGCTGAGTGTGCTCCCCCTCCACCAGGAGTTGCTGTTAATGAGTTTGGTCTTCGTGCTGATAAATCATTAAATTCTCAACAGTTTGCCGATCAACAAAGCGCAGTTGCTGAAGCACAGGCAAGAGGTTTAACAGGAACTGAGAGAAGTCGCTTCATTCAAAGTAAGGTTGCCGATGGTATTAAAGCAAGATGCCAAGAAGCAAACTCACCATCTGCACCATCAAAACCTGGAGCAACAGTTGAAAACCCTGATGATAATCACATTCAAACTAATGCAGATACAAAAAGAAATGATTTGTATCTGAAAAAGAGAATAATGTTGAGTCCTTGTGATATTACATCATCTGCTTTAAAAGCTATTCAGGTATTATTAGATAATCTGACTAAAGAAATAGATAAGATCTTACAAGCAGCTCAAAGTTATATTGACGCAGCATCTCAGATTTTATCTGATATTCAAAGATTGATTGCAGACTTTGCGTGTCAGATTGCGAAGTATATGAAAATTGTTTTTGATAAGATACTTGAGTTTATATTGAAGCAGATTAATAAATCTATTGCACCAACAGTGGACTCAATGTATCCAAATCAAAGATATCAGTTTCTTGATGTTAAAGAGACGATCACTGAGTTGATCACTTGCATTTTCAATAAGATAACTAATAATCTGTGTGGTCAAATACAAAGCGCATTGAATAATATTTTGGATACTAAAACACCTTCTCCAGATAATGCTGCACCGAAGGTTGATATGTGTTCTGTTGAAAAACTGACCGGAGATCTTGTTGCGACAAATCAAAATGATATAAATCAAGGTATTGATGATATACTGGATATCATCAACAAATTCTTGTCAGATATCCAATCTCAACTCGCCCAAGTTAGTTCAAACTTGTCTGACATTTCTGCAAGTGTTTCTTCTATAACCAGCAGCATTACTTCTGCATTGAGTTTTGAAAATATTAAGTTGAATGTTTTTGGGTGTGATTTGAAACCAAGTTGTCCTGTTTCGGATTATTATACCTTGCATAAGGGTGGTGGTGCTGGAGAAGAATCGCAGACTCCAAATTATAGTTCAGTCGCTAAGAATGTTCAATCTGCAACCGAGATTGCTTTCTCTCCGGGAGTTGATTTTGCACAACCAGCCAAGACTACAGTGGATCTTAATTTTAATAATCCTACCAGTACTGTTTCCGGATTTACAGTCGGAGCAAATTCTAATATTGCATAACCTCAATAAATATACATATGCTTCTTTGTAGAGAGATTATTTAATATATTCTGATGGCAAGTAACCTATTCGGACAACCTTCAAAGAATGATATAAGAGTTGGATATATAGATCCAAAGCTTGGGTATGTCAATGATGTAACCATTTGTGATGCAAATGAGTATGCTAAGGAAAATCCTGGAACTACATTTTTATTTAAGGATGGGAATAAAGTTTTAAGATATATTAATATAAACGAAGTTAACTCACTTACTCCTCAAGAGTTAGAAACCAATCAAGAATGTGATGGATTAAATCAGAAAAAGGAATGTGGCCCACCATCTATTCAGATTTATGGTGGGGGTGGCATTGGTGCTGTTGGCAATCCTGTTATTGGTATAGATGGGTCTTTATTGGCAGTTGATCTTGTTAGTGGGGGGTATGGGTATCAATATCCACCACAAGTATCTGCTAATGATAACTGCAACTATGGAAGTGGGTCAGTTTTAACAGCAGTTATTGGTGAAGTTGTTGATGGATTTGAAACTTATACTGATGAAACGGATTTTGAGGAATATGAAATTTGCGATCCAAATGATGCTGGATTTGGAAGAAGGTATGGCCCAAATGGAGAAGATTTGGGTCCATGGGAACCGAACGCATATACAAAGATTGGTATAGATCCTATAAGAACTGAAATTGAAAAGTATGAAAGGGGAGTAAGAGCTGCTGAAAGGAAACCTTTTTGGAGTACAAGAAGAAACAGACCAACTAAAATAACAGCAAGTGATCCCCGAGTAACAACCACTCAAGCTTATAAAGTAAGTTTTGGTGATTCTTGGTCCGAGTTTATGAACTCATATGCAGTATCCCCAGTTCCACCTTCCAATGTTAAGGGAAGTGATTATGCAGCAACATTATTTACGATGGAATGGAATGAAGAATTTCCAACAACAGGAGAATATATTTTTAGGGGATTGTGTGATAACATAGCACAATTGTATATTGACAATGAAAAACTTTTTGATCTTGGTGGATTTAAAGGTCCAGTAAATGATATTAGAAAAACAATCAAAGAGGGTATCCATAATATTCGTGTTGATTTATTAAATGCTCCTATCAAAGAAAAAGTTACCTCTCAATTGCCATCCGGATTAGTTGATGTTAGTTTTACTGTTTATGGTGAAGGTAAAAGAACTGAGAAATTAAAGTTTTCCTTTGTCTCTGAGGATGGGTCACATTCCTTTGTATTGTTAGGTAATAAAAAAAGTAAAGAAAGTAGAAATGAAACGGTTAAAGTAAGACCAAATACAAAATATAAAGTTGCTGCAGTCTCCACATTTGCAGAAACTGAACAGGGTATCATACAGAATGGTAAGAAAAATAAGGAAGGTGGAATAGGATCTTCAAATAAAATATTTGCAGATCATATTGGTTCTGCAAATGATAATGATGATATACAGATTACTGCAGGTTCTGGTAAATTCCAGTCTAAGAATAAGAGGACTGCAAAGAATAGTGGTAGAAGTACTTATGACTTAACTTTTTTCATAGAAGGGTCTGTAGATACTACATCTTCTACAGCATCAAACTCCACTATCCAAACAAAGAAAATTTTTAATACTGTAGATTATATTAATAAGGCAAACAGAAAACTTTGGAGAACTAATGTTTATGGTAGAGGTGGATTTATAAATGAACAAGGTGTATGTCCATTTGATACTAGTGTTCAACTGAAGGATAATCCATATGCAGGGACTCATAGGATTGTTTGGGACAATATTGATTTTCCATTTGATGGAAGTTATTCAATAGATATTGAAGTTGATGATAATGTTAAACTTACTTTCAGCGGATCTAAAGGAGATATTATAATATCTAAGAAAGGATTTAGTTCTCCTAGTAAAGGCACCGGAAAGACGACAGAGACTAGATTTTTTAAGGCTGGAAAATATAAAATAATCGCAGACCTAGAGCAAATACCCGGGGGAAAATTTGGATTTGCTGAGGGTAAAAATATCAATCCAATGGCTCTTGCTGTGGAGGTGTCTGTTGCTACAACAACTCAGGAGGTTATATCTCCAAAGTCTTGGAATGAAAATCCAATGGGAATCTCTGTTACGATAGATGCCCCTGAACCTACTGTTCCTCAAGAACCAGTACCTGCACAAGAAGGTAGATGTCCAAACAATCCAATATGGACAACTAGATTCCCCACAAAAACAGAAAAATGGTATCCAGTAAAGTTCCCTGGACCAAGAACAATAACAGAAATCGTCACCACAAATGTTGCAACTCCTACGCTAGAGAAAAAAGAAGTTGAGTTTTCTGTTTATGGTCAGGGAGCTTTTAGAGATCTTTCATTTGTTTTTACTGCAGTTGATGGATCTCATACATTTACTTTATATGGAGTGGATAAAAATAAGAAAACTAGAAAAGATAAGGTACAAATAAAACCAAATATTAACTACATTGTAGTTGCAAAAGAAGATTCTACTAAGTTTAGTTCAGTTGAGCAGGGATTAATAAAAGGAGGAACTAAAGCAAAAGAAAATGGTATTGGGACTTCCAATAAAATCTTTGCGGATTATATTAAATCTGGAAATGATAATGATGATATTCAAATCGCAGCAGCTGTAGGAACGTTTACGAGTTCCAACAAGAGAAAAGCAAAGAACAGTGGTAGAAGCACCTATGATCTAGTTTATAGATTTGATGCCGCACCAACAACTAAGAATAGTACAACGACTTCGACTAGGACTTTTGATGCTCCTGGATGGAGTAGATTTATGAATCGCTATGCAATTTCTCCAGTTAAACCATTGGATACTCCCGGTAGCGATAAAGCTGGTGCAACTTATTCAACATCATGGGATATTGATATACCTTATGATGGATTCTATGGTGTTAAGGGGACCAGAGATAATACTGGAAGAATTTTAATTGACAATAATGAGGTATCAAAACTTGATGGTTTTAATGTAGATGATCCCAAACTGGTTAAAACATTTATTACAAAAGGAAGACACACAATTACTGCCGAAGTTTATAATACACCTATCGTTACCGAAAACACAATAGATCAAAAAATATTCGGGACAAAAGATTGGCAAGTTGCTGGTATATCTTCTACTTCTACTAGTGTCAATCAAGGTAATATCAAACCAAAATTCATTCAAAAAAATGGTAAGTATTACCTTGAAGTTACTGGATCAGGGTCTGGTGAAATTGAATTTGTCATGGAAGTTGATGATGCCCCTTATATTGCTGGTCTTGCTGCAAAAGAAGTTATTTTGCCTAGTGATGGTAATAAGATTAGTTTTAAAAGATCTGTTCCATCTTTTCCCGCCGGCACCACAAATGATCCAAATATATTACGCATACAAGAATCCGCTATTCCTCAAAAAGAGACTATTAAAAAATCTGGTAAGTTTACTGCGGGTAAAACTTATGGTCCTATTGAAATAATAGGTGCAAATTTAGGTGCAGGAACTCCAAGAGTTTCTAATAATAAACTTGGTCTACTTGATGCTGATGGAACTGATGAGAATATTAAACTCATTATAACCGACACTAAAAGTACGAGTACAACATCAACATCAACATCAATCACTGGTGGATATTTGAGTAGTGGAACTGTGAAGGATGGGATTACTTATGAGGGCCCATCTCTTTTCCACTACTCTGATAGTAGATGGGGAGAGTTTATGAATAATCATTCGGTATCTCCCTATCTACCACCTTTTGATGTTGCTAATCCAAAAATCAACGGAACAAAAAAATATACTTGGAAAGGTGTTAAGTTTCCTGAAAGTGGGCAATATAGAATAGCATTTCAGGCAGATAATATAGGATCTCTTTATATTGGAGGAACAAAAGTACTAACCACTACTTCATTTAAAGATACACCAACTTTTGAAAATGTTAATATCAGCGCAGGAACCTATGATGTTATAGTTGAAGTTGAAAATATAAAAGATAGAACTGATGTTTTCAACAATAATCCAACTGGATTTGGAGTTGTTATTCGTAAAGATGTAACAATAAGAGATCAAAATAAAACTCCTTGGTCGTCAAATCCAATGGGTATTTCTGCGATATTAATTCCTCCACCTTGCCCCAAAAAGTTGAGTGGTAAAGGAGTAGTTAAAAAAGTTGTTATTCAAGATCCTGGAAATGGATATCTTCCACCATCAGGAGAAGGTTCTTATCCTGCAGGATTAAGACTCAGAGAAGTTATTGTAGAAAATCCTGGCATTAATTACAACTGTGGAGTTGATCAAATACAAATCACCCCAAGTAACGGTGCTGTGTTAGATTATGTTTGCGATTCTTTCGGAAAGATTAAAGAAGTAAAAGTTTTAAATCCTGGTCTTGGATTTACTGAGTATCCTCAGATACAAATGGTATCACCACCTGGGGCAGTTCCTACTGGCATTAATGCTTCATTCAGACCTCAGTTTGAGGTTGTGAGAGATCCGATAGTAACTGTTCCAGAAAAACTGATTCAAGTTACAGATCTTGTTGGTCTTAAGCAAAATGGATATGTTGATGGTAGAGCATACTATGGGTCTGTATTCTATAAAGATGGAGTCAGATATGCTGGATTCTATGAGACTCCAGGTGAACTTGTTCAAGTTTATGACACTCTCCAGGATAGCATTAATGCTCAAGTCACTACTGCTGCAAGTGCTATTGAGAGATCTGGTACGGACACTGAACTCAGTTCAAATAATCCCAAACTTAATATTCCAGGTACTCCAGAAAATCTTATCTAAAACCTCATTAAATAGATTATATTGATTAATAGGAATGGCAACTTCCCAAAATAGAATTAATACAAGAGTAGGAGCTCCTAGAAGTTCTGCTTATGCTACTGGATCTCTTCCGGAGAATAATACTTCTAAGAAGAACTACACAGGTCTTCGTTATGGTAATGATCATGGTTCCATTAACTTTGGACATGTTCATAAAATGGGAGATTGTACTGCAGACATTCTTTTGCAGGCATCTGATGGAAGACACTCTATTGCTCTAGATAAAGATGGGCAAAGAAAAGGATGTACTCAACTCACTGCTCCAGGAAGGATTTCAATAGAAGCAGGAGAAGATCGCACGGAAACTGAAGATACCTTGTTTATTCATTCTTGGCATGGTAATATTTGTATTATTGCTCAAGATGGAAAACTTCGTCTTCAAGGAACAGACATTGAACTGATTGCTGTCGGTGAGGGTGGATCTAAAGGAAACATCCGATTGAAGGCAACAGAAAATATAGAACTTGACAGTAAAAAAGTATCTGTCAATGCAAAGACTAACTTAAGGTTAGCAACTCCAGGAACTATGCAAATCTCTGCAAATAGTTGCATGAAAATTTATAGTTCTATTGTAAAGGGAGTTACTGATGCAGTAGCAAATAAAGATGGAAAAACTGGAGGTAGAAACTTCCAAGTCAATCAAAACATATTTTAGGAGGTATAAATGGCATTTACTCAAGATGATATTGCTGTAGGTGGACAGTTAATGGTTGGAGCAGGACTTCCATCTATGATGGGTGTTGGTCCAGGAAAAATCAATGGTTCTGCATTCGTTGAAGGACCAATGCAAACAGGAGGTGCTCAGGAGTTTGGATCTGTTGATGCAACATTGATGGTTGGTAGGACATTTAACTCCGATGCTCAATCACCACTATATTCACTGTGGTGTAAGTTATACGCTAGATTTCAGGAGTTTGTTCGTGTTGATACTTTGTTAAAATCAAAGTATATTGAAGCAAAGATCGTTCGTACACAAGTTCTTCAAGCATCTATCAAAAACTTTGTGATAGATCATCCAACAAAACCTGGAAAGAAGTTAGTTCATACTTGTCTAGAAGGTCCAGAGAATGGTGTATATGTTCGTGGAAAAGTTCTAAACAGAAACTATATTGAACTTCCCGAATACTGGAGTGGGTTGGTTGATGAAACAACGATCACTGTTTCTCTCACTTCAATAGGATCTCATCAAGATATTATAGTGAAAAGAATTGATGCTGATAAAATACATCTACAATCAAAAGGTGGAATGCCAATACATTGTTTCTATCATATCTTTGCAACAAGAAAAGATGTGGAGAGATTAGTTACGGAGGTTGATGAATAATGGCTTTTGATTTTAGAAATTACGGAACTTTTGCTGGTCCTGGAACTCCCTTTGATTATAGGGATAATAATGACTTTGACATATCAAGCTATGAGGATCCAACATTTAATCTAAGTGATGTTTCAATGTGTCTGGTCAATACCACATCATCTCCCGCAGATTATGTGTATATGCACTTGAATGGTACTAGTACATCAACAGTTACTTTGGAAAGAAATACTGGTCCCATTTCAACATTTAATGTAGAAGCAAACAACACAAATTTTAGCGGAACTGTAACTGCTACTAATTTTATTGGTACTTGGTATGGAAATAGTGTTGGATCAGTAAAGGCGTTCGATATTCCGCACCCAGCAAAAGAAGGTTATCGTCTTCGTTATATTTGTTTAGAAGGTCCAGAAGCAGAAGTATATTTGAGAGGGAAGTTAGAAAGTTCTAACATAATTGAACTTCCGGATTATTGGAAAAACTTAGTTGATATTGAAACCGTTGGTGTTACACTAACCCCGATTGGTGTTTATCAAGAACTGTTTGTTGAAAAAATTGAATGGGGACAAAAAATCGTTATAAAAAATAATCTAGGAGGTCCTATTAAGTGTTCATATGTTGTCTATGGTCAGAGAAAAGATGTGCCAAGGAACATTAGTGAGTATGAGGGAACGAGTGCTAAAGATTATCCTGGAGAAGTCGTCCCATATACCCCTTGACACGGACCCATGACCGTGCTATGATACATGGGTAATCAACGGACGACCGAATGCAAGACGAGTACCTCTCACACTGCGTAGTGGACCCAATCAAACGAACTGTGTACATTTATTCCAGTGAGGGGTCAGAAGAAAAAGTAACCTGCGAAACGGTTGAGGAGTTTATGAATGTGCTAGAGTTCGTTCGTGCTACATTGGATGAAGAAACACTTTCTTATGCAAGTCCTCTCTGAAACCAAAATCGACCTTTAAATCCAAAAAGGTCGAAAAAAATCTTCC